TTTACGACTTTTTACAATTTTCTTAGACTTACCACTATGTAAAGTTCCTGTTTTATATTCGTGCATTACTTTTTTAACCTTTTTTTGTGCATTTGTCATCTTTTTCATTTCTATTGTCCTTGCTGTTTAAGTTTAGCCGCTAAAACTGTCTTTTCTAGCGATATATTAGCTCGGAGTTTAGCTAAATGATCATTCTGAGCAAGTTTTTGATGATCAGAAGCATGATTCATCATAGTTTTCATCTTATCCAAGTTAATTCTATCTTTACCTTCTTGTTCTTTTCTAGCATTTTCTTGTGCTATAAGATCTAATTCTCTAGCTTTAAGTTTAGCGATTGGATCATTATCAAATCCAGAAGTAATTTTCTTTTCTTCATTCATAAATTCTTCCATCATATGAGCAATTAAAGTTGCTTTTCTAGATTCAAGTTTTTCTGAAAACATTTTAACCTGCATTTGCATTTGTGGATTTTGCATTGCTTGTGGATTTTGTTGAACTTGTTTTAATTGTTGTAACTCTGCTTGAAATTCTATCTCAACCTGTTCTTGAGCCATTAAAGATATGTGTTCAAAAATATTTTTTTCTAATGCAGCCATAACTACAGGGGCATTTTTTGCAAAATTAGTTGCCATAAAATTTAAATGCGCAGTCATATGAGCTCTATGATCTTGTCCTGGGAATGCAGAGAATGGTTTTCCTGCAAGAGAGTCAATATGTTCCAATGCAGGGTCCTTCGGTGTGGGTTGATCTGGTTTAATTAAAATTTGGTCAATATTTTTTACTCCTAATGCTTGATACATATTTCTATAAACTTCATATGTATTATGCATTCCAGGATTTGACATTGCCAATTGCAGTTCCGTTTGTGCGATAGAAATTCGCTGCGTTTGGGAGAAAATATTTGGATCTGCAACTGGCACTATATCTACTCTGTCATCAAAGTCAGCTTGTTTAATAATTCGCTGTCCTCCAACTACATCATATGGATATTCTGGAGGTAGATATAATTTGAATACTCTTGCCAACAAGTTAAACTCTTGTTTCAAAGCAGCGTAAATTCGTTTATGTATTGCAGACATTGTTCTGCTTCCTCTTTCAAGTAAAGCAACTGTAGTTCCAACTGCTGCAGCTTGATTACCATCACCAATATCTAAATCAGCAATTGATGCAAATCTTTGACCTGCTTGAACAACTACTCCCATTAAAGCAAGTAATGTTTGTGAAGGTTCTTTATATGGTAAAGTCATGAATGAATCTCTAATATTTCCACCAGGAGCATCTACATCTCTCCATTCACCTGGTTTAATAGATTGAGCATCATCTCTAATTCTTATTCCTCTTTGTTTAAATCCAGCTGGTAAATTAGATAATGTACCTGCATCTAATAATTGTCTAAGAGCAACAGTTGCTGTTCTTGATAAACCACCTATCATATGAATTAAACCAAATCCGTAAAAACCTAAACCGGGTAAAAATTTAAAATGTACAAAGTATTGTATTTTTTCTTTTTTAGGATTGTTTTGTTCCCAGTTTCTTTTGATTGATAATATTTCTGTACTACCTTCTTCAATAGTTACAACGTATGGAAGTTTTATTCCAGAGGGCTCACCAGTCTTGGGATTGATATCTTCAAATCCTTCAAGATCCAAATTAACATGACATTCAAGTAATGTATAAACATCTTCATCGTATGAAGTTTTAGAAATACCTTCTAATTGTCTTTCCTTTTTAGTAAGATCGTTTTCAAAGTCTTGAGTAGGTCCCATTAATTCTATGTCTCTATAAAAACCTGCAACTTGTTGTTTACGTAAATCATTTCCTGAAATTTTAATTACATGAACAATAGATTCAGCATCATCTAAAGAAGTTGCTGAATAAGGAACAACTAAATCATCTGCTGGTACAAATTTAGATACACCTCTTCCAAGTATTTCATCAAAGTAAACTTTTTTAAATGAAGATCCTGCAAGTGGTAAATAAAATAACATTTGATCAAATTCTGGTTCATATTCTTTCATGACATCCATAATTTGATAATTCATAAATTCTTTAACTCTATCTGCTTGTTCATCTTTTTCACGAGACATAGCTCCAACAGTTTGAGTTCTGACTGGTCCATCTGATGGTAATAATTCTTTATAAGCTAAAGCTTGAAACTGAGTTACTGCTTCTGCAAGTACTGGATGAGTTGCACCTGATGCGCCTTGGAAAGGTTCTGTTCTATTTTCATATTTAAAACCTAAAAGATCTAAACCTTCTCTGTAAGCTTTTTCCCAATCTTTTCTTGAAGCTTTATATTCTAAATAATCAGAAGTTAGTTCTGCTCCTAAATTTCCTAAATAATTATCTTCTAAAAATTCTGCGAGGTTTGCATTATGATCTACTGCTTGATTTTGCTTCATAGCGTTAGGATCAAAATTTACATCAACGCTTCCATCTTCATTTGGATTAATTTCTGTTTCTCCAGATTGAGAATCTAGATTCTCATAAGCTGGATCTACATTAACATCCTGTGGATTAGTCGATAATGGATTAACTTCGTTTGGTAACGCTTTGTCTATTCCCGCCATTTAATATTTTCTCCGATTGAACCACTTTAACCTTATTATAGGAAATATTCAAGCCCTGAGGGCATGGTCCTGATTTAGGTGGTATTGTAGTTGTTAACTTTTTTGGTTTTTTCATTTCATTCATATTTGTCCTATTAATTAAAACTTATAAATTGCGGTAAGGTTTATACCTTTTCCTTCTAACTTATCTTTAAGAGCACCTATTCCTAATTTTAAATTATCATCAACATACTGATATCCAGCTCCAATAGATCCAGGTCCTTTATCAATAGTAAACATTCCTTTATCTCCTTCTGGACTATATGATGCTCCATATCTTAAGGCTTTATCACCATAAGGATTTATTCCTTTTGAAATATATGCATTATAATTTTCTCCACCATAACCAATCATTGGATTAAGTTGTTGCATATTATTTAAAAGAAGTTGTTTTAATTCTCTAATTCCACCTGTACCTCCTCCACCTTCTTCTTCACTTTTATTTAATGGAACATTTGGTCTTTTTTTAACATCCATAAATCCAACGCGTGGACCTGTTATATCTCTCTCTGGAATATCTTTTATTTTCTTTCCAAAATATTCTTCTTCAGTATTTAATGTTGGAAGTTCATCATCTGATTCTTCTGCATATCCAATTCTTCCACCATCCTTTTGTCCAGTTCTATTTCCCATTTCATCTACTCCTCCAGATAAAATTTGTTCTTTAATAATTTCTTTTTGTTCTGGTGGTAATTTTTTAAAATCTTGATATTGATCATAAACATCTTTACCAACACCTACAGCGCTAATTGTTGCACCTGCTGGATTAGAATATTTACCTATTCCAAATAGTTGTAATGTTTTTGAAGCTATTGGATTTGTAACAACATCTTTTGCAAGTTCAGGTAACATAAAATATAAACCCTTTTCACCTTTACCAACAAAAGCATCTAAAGCTTTTGATGCTGTGATACTTCCTTTATTAGCTGCTTCTTTAAGATCATCTATAATATCATGTACATATAAAGCTGCACTTACAGCAGGTGTTCCAATTACACGTAATGTTGTTGCTGCGCCTTTTGTAATTTTTGGTACATACTTTTCATATATTCCTTTTGCATCTCTAACAACATCTTCACCTATATTTGTCATAGAAGGTATATCTGTACCTTCTGCATATTCAACTCTTCCACCTGTTGCGTAATGATGTTCTGCAGCTGCTGCATTTTCTTGAGCAGTTAAATCCTCGATGCTCGCTGCTTGTGTCTCGGCTGGAGCGACAAGGGCCTCTACTGGAATATCAACTATAGGAGTTGGTTTCCTAGTAAGATAACGCATCATTTCATTATATTGATGAACTTTCATTTTATTTGCCTGTTAAATAATCTAGGCCTTTTGAATATTCTTTAGGTAAACTTCCTTCACCATAGATTGCAGTTATTTGAGCTCTCTTTGGATTAGCAGCTCCTTCATGTCCATATTTTTTTCTAATGATTCCACCTTGTGCTTTACCTTCAAGTTTAGATTGAAGTAAATTTTTAAAATCTTGATAAGATGAACTAGAAGGACTTGAAGATTGTAGTGCTGCTAATCTATTTAAATATTGATCTTTTAAAGATGTATTGGAATCTAAATTAGAAGATGAATTTGTTACAGAAGGTGCATCCATATAATATGAATCCATAGGTAATCCTAAAGGAATTCCATTTCTATATTCTGGTTTTAAAACTTTACCCGTAGGTGCAACTGGGACTAATGGGCTTATTGGATTGTCAGGTAAAGGTCCTAACCAATTTGCAATTGTATTATCTTTTGGTCCATAATAAACCATACCAGCAACAGGTGTTCCATCAGCATAACCAATTCTTCCACCTTTAGCTTTTTTTTCGGGTCCTTGACCTGTTAAATAATCTAAGCCTTTTACTTCTTCATCAGTTAAATATTCTCTTGATGGAGATGCTTTTGGTTCTATTGTATATTTTGAT